TGTTCTCTCCACTTATGAACATTTCTTCATCACAGTTAGGACAATCTCTACTATCACTCCAACCACTCATTTATTTCTCCTTTCATTACATTATTCAAGATTAGGCACGATTACACATGCCTAACTTTGATTAATGTGCAACTTGAGTTAAATTACCTTTTTTATTTTCTACTCCAAACATTCTCTTTGCATGTTCCTCTGAAATAATAAATTTCTTTGGTTCACCTGTGTTCATGTCGAAACTATTTATCGCTTCAATAATAAAAGGATTTTTTCTTGCTCTAGTTTTGAAACCCCAAAGTTTGAAGATATGATTGCGATCTTCAACTTCTTTATCTAGGTCTAACCCAAAAACTCTTGACATAGTTTCTAAGTCTTCTTGCTCTTTAGTCTTGCCACCCTCTGTCATCATTTCAATTTTCCATGAACATCTGTTGCTAGTAAAAGAACAATTCTGCAAGTCAAATTTTAAGTTTAATTCTTTTCCAAGTTCGTCTAATTTCTCTTGGAATTTTGGTCTAATTGATTTTAAAAAAGCTTTTGATAAATTCATACTAATCTCCTTGTTGTAAGCTTCGGTTAGTTTTGTGATATTCAACCCAATGATTATTTCTTTCATCTAATAATTGTTGAGCTAAATCTTTGTGGAACGACCCATGCTTTTTTTCAATCTCTTTGAGAGCTTGTTTGTTAGTCATTCCCTTTTTATTGAGATAGTGGTCAAGCTCTTGCTCGACCTCTACCAATAAATTATTTTGTAAGTTAGCCATTCAATGTACCTCTATCAAAATAAAACTTTCCATTCTTTGTGAACACAATATCTCTGATAGTCTTATACTTTTCTAAAATTTCCTCTGGACAAATAAAACATAATGACAACTTGACTAAATTCTCTCTTGGTTGATCAATGAAAAGTCTAACCCATTCAATTATTTTCTTTTCACTTTTCAACACATCTTCAATAACTTTCATCTGAAAAATTTCTTGAGGTATGTGTTCGTTAGGTTGGTTTGGATTTTCATAAGTCGCTATGACTTCTATTTTTAAATTTTCAATTGCTTTCAATTGTTCCTCCATATTTTTTGTTAACATAAACTGTCGTTTCTTCTTGCTCTTCCATTATATCTTCGATCCAATAAATTGGAGACAAATAAAACCTTTGGTCTTCCGAAGTAAATGGTGTATTATTATTTCTACGATACATATTATCTCCTTTATGCTATAATAATTTATCCCATATATTAATATATTAGTCAACAACAAATGAAAGAAAAAAACTTTTTTTTAAACCTAAAAAAACAATTACCGAAAGGTAGTTTTATACAAAAAATTGAAAATAAATTTAACTCTGGTTTTCCAGATTTGATAATAATAACTGACAATTTGCCCTTGTTTATTGAGTTAAAATCGCCAATAAAAGGAAATGGGATAACTGTGGAAAAGTCACAGATATCAATACATTTGAGAATACAAGCCAATAATTACATTTCTTTTTTCCTGATTCGTGATCCTTTGACCTCTGATCTATTTTTGTTTGATGGTGGTAAACTCTGCACTTTTATCTCTGTCAACCTCTGCAAGCCTTCTCTGTCCACCAAGCTTCCAGGTTACCTGGATCACGGCAATTTGGTGCGGGTGTTAGAAACTGCGAATCGTGTAGCGAGAATCAAGTCGCAAAGGAAATGAAATGGTCGCTCTGCGATCCTTTGCGACTTTTGTGGAAGGGAAATAAAAAAAAGAAAAAAACCAGAAGCTCACGCCTCTGGTTCTTGGTCGTCAATGAGTGTGATGTCGTCCTTGTGGATAATCTTGCCCGTGGTTAAATCTTCAGGGACATTCTTCAACTTGACTAGATCAACGCCACCCTTTGGAAGTAACACCCTCTTAATAAGAACGCCGTCAACATAGAAACGAAACTCACGATCTCCGTTGGTTCGCTCTCTCATGGTTGTTGTATGATTCAAAAAGTGGTGCGAGTTCCTGGCAGATGATCCGACATAAACCGAAACGTCTCCTGTTTGTTTGACCCCGTAGCTCTTCGCTCCTTTATAAATGCAAGCCGTGACTTTGTTCCAAATTGGATAAGATGCCATTTTTATTTCTCCTTTTTTTTAAGATGAGTTATAATTTTAGACACTTGCTTTTCATAATATTCAGTGTCTTCGCTTTTAAATTCAGATAATGTTTGTACCATGTTATTTAAAATATTTTCTATTGTAGTTATTTTCATTGTTATCCCCTTATAAATGGTTATGCTTTCAGTATAAGAAATTATGGGACTGTGTCAAGCGATAAATTAACGGATCACAGAGTTGCAATTTACATTAATCAATTCCAATCTTTGCAACTCTGTGATCCGTTTGCCCCGGAGCCTCCAGGCGTCTGGATCCGGGTGCGTGCGGAAACCCAAACATCTTGAATCGCAAGGGGAACTCTGTGAGCCTTGCGATCCTTTTCCACGGAGCTTCCCAGGATCCAGCTACCGGGTCTGGGGGTGCAGCAGAAAGTGTTTGACAAGCTCCCAGAAATTCTTATACTGAAAGAAATAAACAAAGGAGAATCAAATGGAATGTTGCATTTGCAAAAAAGAAATAGAAAAACAATATACAGAAGAAGGCGTGATGTTCTGGGATCAAGGAAACAATGCTCAACCTATCGATGATGGGCGTTGTTGTAATGACTGTAATCGCAAAGTCGTGATCCCCGCACGAATGGCAGAGATCAAATTGGCTGGAGTCATGAGGCATCACAAACCAAAGTCTGATTAGTCACCGACTCAGCTAACCAAGAAAAGGATCGCAGAAGTGCAACTAACCAATAAAATAACCATATGGCTTTGCACTTCTGCGATCCTTTTTAGCTAAACGCTCTGGATCCGGGTACCGGGACGCAGGAGCCAGGAGCCACCGAAGGGATCATACCAAATCTATCTCGATAAAAAAAGTTAAAAATAATTATCAAAAACCTTGACATAGGAAAATATGGGATTATATTAATAGTATGGTTATTTTAAATGAAAGGGGAAAGCCATGCAGTTAAACGGAAAATATATTGAACTTCAATCAAAACTTTTTATCAATCTTGGTAAGCAAATGCAGTTAGCAGATTTAATTAGCGAGTTGATAGATAAGCGATCATTATTGGTTAAAGAGGAAGAGGAACTTAAAAAGGTACTTGTAAAGGAGGAGGCATATAAATAAGTTCTTCCTCTGTGTGGGCGTTAAATCGCCACGAAACAAGGTGTCATTAATTTGACACCTTGTCAAACTTTTGACGCTCTGAGTGTCAAAAAACCGACAGACTAGAAAATGAATCGAGAAACGCAAAACGATATAACGTGAGCGACAGCGAACACGAATAAGCATTGCGTTTCTCGATTCATTTTACCCCCACCCCCACCAAGGGGTTACTCCAACATAAACAGAATGAATATGAAAAAACAAAAAGGGGGGAGGGGTAAATTTATGGGGTACGGTGTTACTGTTGCAACCTTTATATGCTTGATTGATAAATTCATTCAGATATATTATTGTTTGGATATGAACGAAAAAGAATGGATATATCTTGTAATAGGGATTTGGGGTTACTCGTTCCTTGCAGGATTTTACTTTGGTTAAATGAATTTAGACACACTTCCTAAAGAGGTGTTACATGAACTGTTTCTGCTTGAACAGCAGAAAAAGAAATTGGACACTCGTGATAAAGCTCAAAAAAACTTTTTGGCTTACGCCATTCATGTATATGAGAATTTTATCGTTGGGCGTCATCACAAAATCATTGCAGAAAAACTTGAGGCTATCGCAGAGGGTAACTTAAAACGTCTGATTATCAATATGCCTCCTCGACACTCTAAGTCAGAACTTGCATCTTATCTCATGCCTTCGTGGTTCCTGGGCCGTAATCCTAAGTTAAAAATCATACAGGCTACCATGAACACGGAACTTGCGGTAAGATTTGGTAGGAAGGTTCGTGATTTAATTGCTGATCCCATCTATGGCGATGTTTTCCCAAACACGGATCTGAAACAGGATAGCCAAGCAGCTGGACGATGGGAAACGAGTGCTGGCGGGGAATATTTTGCAGCTGGGGTGGGTGCTGCAATGACTGGTCGTGGT